GGATTGCTGTAATCTAAATTACTTTCTACAGACTTAGTTATTTTTTTAAAATCCCAATATTGCCAACGAGTAGAACTAATTGGTAGATCAAAATCTGGATATGGAAATTTAGGTATGTCTATTGGACACCATATTAATTTTTTTTCACTCATATATTTTCTCCTTTACGCTACCTCATATTTCTCCAAATTCCTCTCAAACTCATGCAGACGTTTCCAAATACTTCTCAGCTCTGTAATCGTTGTCCAGTTGTGTAAGAACAAAGCGAACCCGCCATGTACTCTACTGAACGCATTAGATACTTGTACTAATATACCTAACATTATTGCACCAGTAAATAGACTCGGTCCCATAATCAAATACGGAACGATAACCATGAACTGATCATAGGTAATCATCCAAGTATCAAAGTAACCATAGTGTAAATACAGTCTATGATAGTTGAATTTTATACCAGTAAACAAACTCCATATTGTATCAGGTTTTGCAAAGTTGACCTTATCATCTTCACCCAATACTAAATCTTTTCTAAACGCTGCCTCTACCTTCTGATTGTTGTATTCAAGTCCTGGTAGTTTCCAACCAACGAACCATGAGATTACTAAACCGCCCATAGATACAGCAAGTGTTACCCATACTAACGAACCTGGGATTTGGCTGAAAAATGGAATTGTAACGTGTTCACTCAATCCCCATAGTACAGGAATAAATGCCACCAACGTCATCACAGCTCTTACTACTTGCAAACCTAACGACTCTACAATTCTAGCAAATCTATTACAATCTTCCTGTATACGTTGAGATGCACCTTCTATCTCTTCCTTTACTGTTCTCCATCGAGGTATATAATCAAACGTCATAGCTTCACGCCAACGCAATCCATACAATCGAGTAAACCAACCTGTGGCTACAGCCAAGAGTACATAAGGAAATGCCAATACTGCAAACGATGGCTCTCCTTCAAACCCACTTGTGATGTATGATAAACTAACTAACTTATCATAGAACAGTGCAATACCTTCAGCTGATTTATCTTTATACTCTGCGGAAGTTTGTAGTAGATTATAGAACCCACCATACCAAGTGTTAATGGCTACTGTAATTTGTACTTGTACCCATAAGGAGGAAATCAATAAAGCTCCTCCACCGTAAGCCCATAAGGCCCACTTTTTACTTTTAAAAAATGCTTTGATCATCTGAATAAATCCTCAAGTGTGGCTCGGCGTTTATGTCGGAACAAATCAAACTCCTTATTCTTACCAAAGGCCCAGCAATTTTCTATATAAACCTTATTCATAAACTCTATAAGGTCTTCCTTCGTTTCAAACTTATTCTTGCCTTGTGGCCTCTGCATTATTCTCATACCTATTTGGCCCAACCAATGGGGCCGCAAAGCATCCACAATTTCATCCCCAGACCGATACCTCTTGCCTTTTATTTTGGGGTCCATAATATTAGTGATTAGAAAACCATTATCACTCAAAGTATTGAAACTATTTATCGCTACAGGCAGATAAAACTCATCACGCCAATTTTCATATTCATTAAATTTCGACCAAGATTGGTCATTTTCAAATTCACCTCCTTCATTATATCTCTCGGTCGAAAAATATGGTGGTGATGTAAAAGCACAATCTACATCCCTAATATCATCCCAAGGCAAATCTTCAGCGCCACACCTATATATCCGCACTGTTTTGCCGGGGGACATTTTATCCAACTCCTGTATCATTTGATGATACACCTCAAAGGTATTTGGATTTGGATCACAACCAATATAGTGTGTTGCATCTGAGGCATAAAAACCAGTAAGTCTATCACCCCAACCCATTGAAGTATCAAGCACAGTTTTAGCACCAGTCATATTATAGACCGTCTTTGCTACAATCGGCTTGAATTGTGTGGCGATATATGTGCCCAATCTAAAAGCTGATATGTATACATTAGGAGCTAATTCTTCTTTACCATTAATTCCTCTCCAAATTGCCCCAATAGAACGCCAAATTTCTTTAGCCGTTCCCTCTTCCCATACTTGTGCAGGTGCTTTAAAACTGTATGAACCGCACCTCAAACGGAGATGATTCATAAAATAATCACTACAATTATTAAAGGTTGATGGTGTATCTAAAAGGCCTAAACCCCAATCATCAAAATTATATTTGTAGTCATCATATTTTTCAAACACCTCTCGGTCTAACTGATCCTTAGGAGTAATAAACTTTGTATAGTCTGCCTTCTTTAACTTCTGAAAGTTCTCTACCATGCCACTATATGATATCTCTCTAAAGGGGAATGGTGGTTTCTCACGGAAAATAAATTCCGATAGAGTTAATCTAAACTCCTCCTTACCATACTTCTCGGTGCAAAACTTAAACTCACCTGTATTCATTACAGGTAATCCATCACTATTAGAATGGTTGCCTAGATAACTATATAATTCTTTGTTCATAAACTTATTAATGAATCTAAATGTTCACCCATAAATAACTCATCACATTTATGGCAACTATAACATTGATTTTTACAATTTTTTAAAATCTTACATAGAGTTTTGGCCGGGTCAGTATTCCAAAAATGACCAGCGAGCAATTTCTTTATCTCATCTATATCAGTTACCATTGGATGATCCTTTTCCACAGTATGGTATGTATACCACATTAAAAATGGAGATAAATTATTTTCATATATCTCTTTAAAGCTTTCAGCTGCCACAATTTTATCACCTATAAGAAAATAATATCCAAATTTTTCTAAATGATTTTTAGGATACCTAATCAATCTACCAGAAACTTTAAATATATCAACAATATCAGCAAAATCATCCCAATCTTCCTTTGAATGTATCATTATATCTGTTGCTGTTCTTGGATTAGGTAGACCGTGGTTAACAAAATCACCTGACCGCCATTTATTACAAGTAAATTTTATAGAATCCCAATAACTTGAATTGATGGTGCGGAAATATCCAGCGCCTTGCCAGCAATCATGTTCTGTCTTATACGGACATTCTGGCATACAACCTTCTCTAATCAATAAGCAAGTCTTAACGCCAAGCCTATCTGCTTCTTTTTTAGTTCGTTTTAATTCTCTATGGTTTCTATTAAAATCCCTATCAAGTTGTATTGTATTGTATCCTAAATTTACATAATCTATAAATTGTTGTGTCGTTTTAATGCCATGGTTAACTGTATTTTTCCAATTCATATCTGGAAAAGTTTCTTGTAAAGCTCCAGTTTTCATTAGATGTGTATGACTGATAGTACAGCTTCTAATACCATCATCATAAAATTTCCCAATAAATGTAATAAGGTCTTTAATTATATCTCGGCGTAACATTTCTACCGGCCTATTCATTTCATTTAAAGTTAAAGAAAGTGGTATCCCATATTTCTCCTGTATCTCTAATAAATTTCTATACTGGTTTTGAGATATATTAGTTCCCATAGTATCACCATAAGTTACATCTCTATGTAAAAAGGTGCTGCCAAAATATATATCATATATTTCTTTCTTCCATTGTTCAGATGAATTTGTAAAGCAATTAAAAAAGAAATCATCATTCTCACACCCATCCCAGTGGGCTATAGAATATTTGTTATCATAGTTATTTTTTTTCTTCATCCAAATAACGCCTCTAATGTCCTTTGTGTGCCGTAACTTCTATCTATATTCCAACCTATTTCATCCACAATCAATGAAAGTGGATCCACAAATGACTTCTCAAACATAGTATCAAAATCTATGTACTTATGTAAATCAAATTCTTTAGGTAGTTCACCAAGAAATGCAACACAATTAGCTTGTACTGTATTTGGTGTTTTAAGAAGTAGATATTTTATTTTCTCGCCATCTTGAATCAATTGATACTTCGTATTTAATTTATTCTCATTTAGAAGATGGTTATAAATTAATGCTCCTTTGATATGCATCGGTGTTCCTTTCTTAAACACTCCTGATCTATCACCCCACTTTTTAACACCATTAACCGACCGTGGAAAAGCTATTTCTTCCACTTTCAATTTCATAAAACTTTTACGAAAGGCTTGAACCAAAGAATTCAAAGATTGTTCATCACTATTTACTATGCAAGATAATGCCGACTTAATCATATCCCGGCAGGGCGCCGGTGTTGAGGACTTAATCGCCTCTATGCCCATTATCTTTAATTGGGGTTCTGCATACCTTACACCTTCACTATCATGGACATTTAGTATGTATCGTTTCTTAGCCGTCCAGATGCCTTTATCAGCAATGACCTCTCTGGACATTTCCATCCTTTGGGCATAAGCCCTTATATAAGAGGCAAGCTCCTCATAACTTTTAGTAATATAAGGTTCAATTTTTTCTTTGGCGATTTTGTCCAAGAAATTGACGATTTGTTCTTTCGATACTCCATTTCTATCACCAAAAGATCGAGAAACCAATTGGTTGAAACTAACATATATTGAATCTGTATCCGATGCAATAATATAATCAGTATTTTCGGTTTGTAATATTTTATTGAGGTACTCATTTACTTTTTTTTCTATCCATTTAATAGACAGCTGTCCTGATGTTGTAATTGCAGTTGCTAACTTCTCATCATAATATCGGAAGTATTGGTTGCCGATAGCTCCATATGCACTATTTAGTGCTATCTTCCTAGCCATTTGTATATTATTATATTTAGAAATCTCATTCAAATACTTTTTATCTTTCGTTTCTTCATATCTTTTTTTAGATTCTAAAGCATACTTCTTAAATTTCACCCTATCTTTATACATTGTGTCCATTAATTCTGGGAGAAATCCACTAATGTCTTTTCTAAAACATACTGCATTTGGTGTAACTGTTAAATTATCACCTAATATACTAGTATCAACTTCCTTATTTAATAATTTATCTACACTAATGCCTTTTGGAAATCGCTCAGATATCATAGTTTCTGGCGAGATATTATATTGCATCATTAAGTGTGGATACAAACTATTCAAATCAAATGACATGACCCAATCATGTTGGCCTGTCTGTGGTTCCTTTACATAGGCACCTTCATATCTAGAGCCTTTAGTATTAATATCTCGTTGAGGTACTACAATATTTTTACTCCGCAAATAATTATACATGATTACATCCCACATCCTAACCTGTGAGAATACATCCATATAATTAATTTTAGCCTCATATGCCATAGTAAGATTCAACTCCAAAAGTTTCATCTTATCTTCCAGAGCATCAACTAACTCTACATCTTTAATATTATAATCAATAAACGATTGATAATCTTTTGTATACCATTCGCGGAAAGTTTCATATGGATTTTCATCCTTCTTGACACCTAATTCCACAAAAGCTATATAATCTAACTTATAAGATTCTTGATTTTTATAAGTGAATTTGCGATATAGATCCAAATAATCCATATTAGCAACACCCCAAATATTATATTTGGTTTGTTCTCTACCAAAAGTATTCACTTTTTCCTCAGACACAACATTCCAAGGTGACATATTATTCCGCATCTTATCGCCGAATAGTTTGGTGATTCGATTAGCGAGATAAGGCACATCAAAGAATGTGGTGTTCCAACCAGTAATAATATCTGGTTGGACTTCTACCATAAATCCAACAAATTGCTCGAGCAACTCACGCTCGTCCACACAATATATATACTCTACATCATCACGGGTGTTATTATAATCATACACACCCCACACAATTATTTTTTTAGTCTTGTGATTCTTAACAGTAATGGAAAGGACTTCTTCTTCAGCTAGTCCTGGGTCCGGAAACCCATGCTCACTTGCAACTTCAATGTCAATAGTGATAACTAAAATCTTATCCATTGACCAATCAACAAACCCCTCATAGTTGTCTGCTATCCAGACATAGGGGTACCTTTCCATTCCATAGACCAGTCCAGGCTGATCTCTATAATGGCCCAAAAATTCACGAGCGTCCGAGATAGAAGGCAATTCTATTGCTTCTACTGGAACACCAGACAAAGTTTTTAATTTAGATTTTTTCTTTTTAGAAGGAAAATAAAACGTAGGTTTATGATTTACTTTTTCATAAACCCTTTTTCCATCTGAAATTTTACGAATTAAAAGTGAATTGCCTTTCTGAATTATATTTGTATAAAAATTTTCAGACATATATTATATGCTAACACACATACAATAAAGAGTCAAGACTATTTAATTCTTATCCATTCAGTTGAGATGTGGTAGATACATCAGGCACAACAATGCCTGACCCATACTGTTGTCTATAATTACTAGCTAAAGCTTCATCAGCATCAGCTATAAAAACAATCCAATCTCTAGAGATTTCTACTTTTTGTTTTGCTATAAATGGTGCCCAAGGTGCAACCCCCATTTTAATTTGTTCACTATTAGGATCACTCATTGGTACAATAACTGTTGGATTCTCCATTGTTATTGTATCTGCATTTTCATCAATATCTGCTACTACATCTTCACCGCTTTTCAATCTAACTATCTTTACCGCCATAATATATTCTCCGTTTATTTTTTACCAATGTTATATTTTGTCTCCAAAATCCAATCATCTTTTTCTTTATATGAAATTATTTTTATCTGTGACAGTGGAGCTTTTTCACCACATTCACCTATAATACAAATCAGTCCCCAATCTCTCAACAAGCTTGCAATAGTGTTTCTTCGTTCTAAATCGTTTGCAGTTATGTTGGTTGGTTTCCCATCCAAAGCAAACAACTCTTTAAAATGTACTATGTAATACCTGCCTTGCTTATGTAATATGTGACAAGACTGATATAATTTATTCTCTTTTCTTGAAGCAACACCAATTCGTGAAAGCGTTTCCCTTACTTTAAGGAAATCATCAGGTTCATCCAACCCCACCTCTAACATTAGGCCGGTCGTCCATTCCAGTTCCATGCTTACCACCTCTAATCAATTTACTTTTTATTATTCTTATTTGGTCGTCGGTTAAAACATTTAGAGCCTGTTTAGCTTTATCATTACTATATCCATAATATTCTTTTACATGCCCTATATTTTCTACTTCTTTAGCTCGCAACCAAGGAGCAAAACGTTTTCGTTTGCTAATACTATTTAGTAAAAAATTATATTGAAGCTTCTTGTCTAAAAAATGTAAACGATTCATTTCATTTGCATAGAATAAACTATCACTGTGAGATCCAATGCATCTATTCACAGCAAAAGTTGGATAATTTTTCTCCCAAAACACATCTTCACTATCCATCAAATCATTTTTCTGATGATTGATAGAATTAAG